TCGCCCGCCTTGCCACCAGGACGCTTCTGGAAGTACGGAAAGGCGGACAGGGTAAAAAAGGGCATAAAAAACCGGTGCTGTTCCCGAAGATCGTCTTTTTATATGACAAAAATCTGCACGGGCCGGGCTGCGAGCTGGAGGAGCTGTTTGAGGCTGGCGTGGCCTGTTCTGCGAAGACCATGTATCCCGACTGGCTGTCCCTGACCGGGGAGGGGTATATTGCAGAGATGTACAAAAAGTACGGCAGGGTGATCTCCCCCATGGGGTGCCGCGCTTTTCTGTCGCCCTGGTATGAGAGAGGCGGCATGGAGCCTGCGGATGAGGCGGACAAACCGGTCTTCGTGGGGCGGTTTAATATCGGCGTGGTGTCGCTGCATCTGCCCATGATTTTAGCGCAGGCCAGACAGGAGAGCAGAGATTTTTACGAGGTGCTTGATTATTATCTGGAACTGATCAGGCGGCTGCATCTGAGGACTTACGCCTATCTCGGCGAGATGAAAGCTTCCAACAATCCGCTTGGTTATTGTGAGGGCGGTTTTTACGGCGGCCGTCTGGGCTTTCACGATAAGATAAAACCGTTACTGGATGCCGCCACGGCAAGCTTCGGCATCACCGCGTTAAATGAGCTGCAGGTGCTCTATAACGGGAAGTCTCTGGTACAGGATGGGGAGTTTGCGTTGGAAGTGATGCGGTACATCAACAATAAAGTGGGACAGTTTAAAAAGGAAGATAAGCGCCTCTATGCGATCTACGGCACGCCGGCGGAGAATCTCTGCGGGCTGCAGGTGGAGCAGTTTCAGGCGAAATACGGCATCATCGAAGGAGTTTCGGACAGGGCTTATGTGTCCAACAGCTTTCACTGCCATGTGGCGGAGAATATCACGCCCATCGAAAAGCAGGATCTGGAAAAGCGGTTCTGGGAATTGTTTAACGGCGGCAAGATTCAGTATGTGAAGTATCCCATCGACTATAATCTGGAGGCGATCCGCACGCTGATCAGGAGGGCCATGGAGATGGGATTTTATGAAGGCGTGAATCTGTCTTTAGCCTACTGTGATGACTGCGGACACGAGGAGCTGGAAATGGATGTGTGTCCGAAGTGCGGCAGCAGGAACCTGACGAAGATCGACCGGATGAATGGATATCTGGCCTATTCCAGGGTACATGGCGATACCAGGCTGGGGGATGCGAAGATGGCGGAGATAAAAGAGCGGGTGAGCATGTGACGCCCGCAAGGGAAAAACAAGCGGGTTCGCGAGTTTTTTGCAGGAGGGGATTTTATGTCACAAGGCCAAGATGTTTCGGAAAGACCGGGATGTGACAGGGTATCTGGAGCGGAAGGTGCCCGGAGATATCGGCAGAGAATATGATTTTGTGTCAAAGGAACAGGATCTGAGACTGATCGATGCTTTGGAGGAGATCTATGCGGAAACCGGGAAAATTCTGAGAAGATAAGTTTTAGAATGAAATTCGACAAGAGGTTTTAAGCCTCTGCCGAATTTCTTTTTTTATTGAAATAGCAGAGAAAAAAGAGAGCGTGCAGAGCGTAGAAACTCTGACACGCTTATTTTTTTTACAACGAAAGAGAGGTAAACAGCATGAAGTTAAACAAAGAGAGATTTTTAAGGACAGAGCTAGGTAGCAGCTTAAAGGAATGTGTAACAAGCTGGGATATAGCGTTAGACGCTTGCAGGAAACACGCATACTACACGGACGAATATAAAAGGGAGAGAAAAGTAGCGGATTGGTGTCAAGCACAGTGGGAAGTTTACAAAATGGCAATAAAGCAGTTTTACGGCGTAGAGTATTGCTTTACCAGAACTGATAAATATTATGGGCTGGTTACGGAAAATGAAACAGACTGGCTTTTCAAGGTTGAAAGAAAGGAGAGTAAGGACAATGGCAAGGAGATACAAGAGATTGCGCTATGAGGACAGACGGACAATAGAAAAGATGCTTAAGGCAGGCGACAGCATAGTAGAGATTGCGGCAGCAGTAGGAACGCACAGAGATACGATTTACAAAGAGATTGAGCGCAGCGGCACGGATAAGCTGACATATACAGCCGACGTAGCACAGGCGACACTTTAACCACAGAGAGGCGACGAAAGGGCAAGGAAATGTTTAAGGATAAAATCAGCAAGGAATTAGTGCGGGAAAGAATGGCTTACCCGTATGAAATCAAGGTAAGAATGACGGAGCGCAGGCTAAGCGAGTTTATTACATATTACGGGGAAAGCGGCGTAGCCGTTTCTATAAGCGGCGGGCTTGACAGTACCGCAGCAATGCACTTTATCCATGCGAGATACCCAGACGTAGAGGCGGTAAGCGTGCTGGGGATTGAGTGCAGGGACAATATAAAAATGGTTATGAAGATACGGGACGAGTGGGGCGTAAAAGTGAACATAGCAGCGCCAAAAATGACACAAGAGGCAGTGATAAAAGAATTTGGATATCCCGTAGTAAGCAAGCGGGCGGCAAAGAGCTTAAGCTATCTGCAAAACCCTACAGAAGAGAACGCAAACAGCAGGCGCTTAGCATTGACTGGGATGACAAACGAGGGGAAATATGCCAAAACGTGGGTACTGGCTAAGAAATGGCGCTTTTTGATAGATGCACCCTTTAAGATTTCTGCCAAGTGCTGCTATTACATGAAAGAAACGGCAGCGGATAACTGGGCGAAAGAGAACGGGAAAGCCTCTATAGTTGCCACGCTGGTAGAGGAAAGCCAAAGCAGAATGAATGGGTATTGCAAAAAGGGCGGCTGCAATAGCTTTGAGGGCAGAGGGGAAAGCACGCCGTTTTCATTCTGGACGAGGCAGGACATATTACGGTATCTGCATGAGAACAACGTAGAAATAAGTGCAGCATATGGAGAAATAGAGAAAGACGAGAACGGGATATATAAGACGACGAAAGCACAGCGGACGGGCTGCCCTATATGTATGTTCGGAATGGAGCGGGACGGAACGCCTAACCGTTTTCAGAGAATGTATTACGAAGATAATAGCCGCTGGCAGCAGGCGATTTTTAAATGGGGATATAAAGAGGTTTTAGACTTCTTTATAGAAAATGGTTTTACAAATTATCAGTATTACCCACAAGAAATATTAGACCAGATGCAGACAGAGGAAAATAAACAGTTAAGTTTATTTGATGAATAGGCGGCAGTGCCGCCAGCACCCGCCCTTAATTTAATGGCAGAATACCGAGCTTGAAACTGACTATAGCAGTACAAGCCTATAGCGGGGCGCTGGTTCAATTCCAGCAGGGCGGTTTTGGTAGCAGGCATGGCGAGCCTGCACCAGAGGGCAGCAGGCTAATAGCTGCATCTGGATACTGTGAAAAAATAGCAGCGGTCATACCAGCTAGAGAGTATGTGGACGGTCAACAAGTTTTCTGCGGCTTTTTAATGTGAAAAGCAGCCCACACAGTAAATAAATACGCCAGAGCAGGAGTAAAGCGGCATGGAAAGACAGAGAGCGCCGCCGAAAGGAAAGGTTTAAGGGATTTGGCAAGGCAAGGAATTGTATATCACGGTGGCGGCAGTAGTAATGCGGGCTGCCGCCAGAAGAGGCAGGGAATGAGAGCAGTATATAGGGAATATGGGGACAGCTATATAAACGGCTACGCAGATGCTTTGGCGGATATGCGGCGCTGGCAGCAGACAAGGCGGCAGCAGGAATGGGAAAGACAAGCCCGCCGCTGGTACTTCCTTAAGCAGAGGGCGCTAGGGGCAGTGCTGCTGGCAGTTACCGTGCTGGCGGTATGGATTTTAGAGGGCGACGCTACAATAGCGCTTATCACAGTACCGCTGGGGCTTGCGCTGGTATTCAGTAAGCAAATGCTGGTAGTGAATGAGTATTATTTTAGGACAGAAGAGAGGCGGGCAGGAAATGGCAATATATAGGGAAGTACGCACAGAGGTATACTGCGACATATGCGGCGAGCAGATAGTAGCCTTTAAGAACGCAGGCAGGACGGGTGGCGTAAGCAGGGAATGGGCGGCGTATTTTGCACGTCAAGAGGGCTGCACAACGGGCAAAAAGGTTATCTGTAAAAGCTGCCGCATAAGCAGGCGTATAGAAAAATGTAGCCTACAAAAGAAGTGCGGAGAGGCAGGAAAGGACGGGGACGGTACTTGTCTGGGATTTGGAAAACCGTTTGACGACGAGCCTATAGAGCAGTGCAAACGCTGTATTGCGTGTACTTCTTTTAACTGGGAAGAGGAAAAACATAGGTTAGGAATAGAGGGCAGAAACAGAAAGCGAGGCAAATAATGAGTGAGGTATACATACGCAGCCAGAACCACGAAGAGATATATACGCTGAATGGTTCATATGCGATAAAGTACAAAGAATTTAGTGTTAGTAAGGAACACCGTATATTTATATGTTTGAGTGCAGAGTCAATGTACACGATGGGAGTATATGAGAGTAAAGAGCGCTGCATAGAGGTACTGGACGAGATACAAGCAGTATGCAGGAGTTATTTAAAAGTAGAGGGCGGCGCTGCGTTGATGCGGGGCGGCATGGACGTACAGCCAGCAGCTTTTACAGTACCGAGATTTTACCAGATGCCAGAGAAATAGTATGGCAGAAATCATATTACACCCATGCCACCCAGACTATTGTAAGGAATGTATTTTTTATGGCAGCAGTAATGGCGGCTGCCAGAGCGAGGATTACATACAGAACAGCTACAAAGTAAATTGCGTGTGGCATTACTGCAAATACAAGCGGAAGAGGCACACAGAAAGCGAGGTAAGAGAATGAAATACAGATATTACAGCACACAGCGCCCAGTATCGGCGGGGACATATCCAAAGCCAAAGGATAACCCAGCTATGCTTATTCACAATTACAATGAGCGGCAATACGTGACAGAGATAGGGCGGCTGGCATGGGGATATATTGAGTATGATAAGCCGCTGGAAAATGCAGACATTGACGGCTACGAGCTTATACCAGCTGCTTTTTTCTCATAAAGAAAGCGAGTGGAAATATGTACACATGGAAAAACGGGAACTATCAGCACGTAGGCGCAAACATTCAGAAGAGCATAAAAATTGACGCTGAAACACTGGAAATCATAGAGGCGGTAGCGGGGCGCAGCTTTTCTGACAAAGTGCGGAACATGGCGGCAGAGTATGTACGGCTAAAGTGTGACGAACTGGCGTCTAAAAAGTAATAACTATTTCAGGATTAAGTAATACTTTTGCGAAAGTGAGGGCGGCGCATGGAAGAGAACGACGAGCAGCGCAGGGAGCTTATACACAAATTCTACCAGATTTACAGAGCATTACAGAAGAGGCACAGCTTAAGAGAGCATAGCCATTTTGACATATACGGCAATAACCTTATTGAAATCTGGGAGTATGAGGGCGAAAGAAAAGGGCGCTGCATCTGCAAAGTGAAAGAGGATACAGAAATAGCCTGCTACCAGCGGGCAATAGAAATGCTGGAAAACTACAGCGGAAAGGAAATAGTAAGGCATGAAAAGAGAGCAGGATAAAAAGCCAGACTTTTTACGGGATATTAACACGGCGATTATGGAAGAGCTGACAGCGGGCGGCATTAAGGACAATGCAGCAGGGCTGGCAGGGGAGCTGAAAGAGGTTGAAGAGGTTACGGAGCTTTGCGGGCTGCGCTTTAGCGGCTATCTGGCAAAGGTTGAAACGCCACGCCCACGGGAGACGCTGGACGAGGTTATAGTAGCCTTTACGGACGGAAAAGTAGACGCAGGGCAGCAGAGGGACGGGCGACCGCTTAAAGAGTTTCTTACAGAGGGCAGCAAAGTTATTGTATCTGGCATAGTGCAGACGCTTAAGGACTTTGAAAGCGGCAGGGTGCTTGTATTCATTCTGGCAGACTTTGTGGGGCTGGTTAAAAGTCCCATGATGCAGGATGACGTAGCACTACGTGGCGTTATTGCGCATGAGCCTATCTATAGGACGACACCGAGGGGCAAGCGTATTACGGATATTTCCGTAATGGTAAAAAATGAGCTGACGGGTAACAAGTGCTTTATTCCCTGAATCTGCTGGCAAGAGCAGGCAGACGAGGTAGCGGGCTGGCAGCAGGGCGACACGGTAGAACTGCTGGGGAGATACCAGAGCCGCCAGTATGAAAAGGTTATTGATACCGACAGCGGCAGCAGAGAGCGGCGCACGGCTTATGAAATATCGGTACAGCTGATTAACAGAAAGGAGCGGGCGGCTAATGTGTGAATTTTGCGGCAATGCTGCCTGCACGCTGACAAAGCAGCAAGTAGTAGAGCGTGGCGCTATTCTGGAAAGCAACGCATACGGCATTATGAGGCTGGCGACAGAGGAAAGCCCGCAAACATACAGCTTTAAGGACGTGCCAGCGTTTTACAGCTTAAGTGCGCTGATACCAGACGAGGACGAGGAAAGCCCGCACGCCTATTTACGCTTTGTTTTTGACGAGGACGAGGGGGTAGGCGAGTGCTGGGAAGAGCGGGAAGTAGAAAACCCGCTTGCGTGGCAGACAGAGCAGGAATTTATAGAACGATTTGAAAAAGGCGGCGCATGACAGCCCGTGAAATCTGCTACAGCTATCGCAGCGCAAGGCATAAGGCGCAGCAGATACAGATACTTGCAGAACTGAACGCTGTAGACAGTCTGGAAATTATCAAGGCTTTAGTGCGTGGCGGGGAGAGGCTGCCAGACAGCACGGTAAATAAGCTGTTTAAGCGGCTTGACAAATTGGAAATGGAGATAAGGGAAAGAGAGCGGGAATATAAGGCAATAGTGGCAGCATTGAAAGGAGAGCTATAAAAATTGAGGAAAGTATACATATGCAGCCCGTATAGGGCAAAGGACGGCGCACAGCTGGATAGAAACATAGACTATGCGCAGGCGCTTACTAAGCAGGCGATAGAGGCGGGATTAGCGCCGATTACGCCGCATTTATATATGACGCAGTGCTTAAATGAGGACAAGCCAGAGGAACGGGCAGCAGGCATGGCAGCAGGCTTAACGCTGCTGAAAAGCTGCGACTTTGTGATAGTGGGCGTTAAGTACGGGATAAGCGAGGGAATGAGCGCCGAAATAGCGGCGGCAGATGCGGCGGGCATAGAGGTAGTGAACGCAGACAAACTGCGCTATAAGCTGGAACATGACAGCAGGGCGTGGCTGGAAGAGTACGCAAAGCTGCACGCCTGCGAGTTTTGCAGGGGCAGCAGGCTACACACTTGCACAAGCTACCGCTGCCAGCAGCCCTACAGAGAGGCTTACAAGTATGCAGAGGAACATTTTACAAGTGGATAAAGGAAAAGCCCCTACGGTACGGGAATACCATAGGGGCTAAGCTATACAGCTTTTACAACCTAAACCCAGTATATCACTGTATGGCGAAAATATCAAGAAAAATGCGGGCTGCGAGCCTGCTTTATCACTTGATAAAAGTATTAGCTTTAGGACAAGACTACCCAAAAAAGGAGTAAAAATATATGCCATACGTTGAGAGGATTACAAGGGCGGGTAAAACGATAGAGATAGAGCGCTATTTTACGAGCAGATATAAAAAGCAGGGGATAAAGAGGGGGGATAAGGTAAAGCCCACCACAGAGCAGCAGGAGAAAATAAACACAAGGCAGGCAGAAAGAAAGCTGCGTATTCTGATAAATGCAAATTATGGATATGGCGACTATCATTTAGTGCTGGACTACATACGGAAAAAGGGAGAGCCAGACAGAACCAGAGAGCAGATGCGCAAAGACATAGATATATTTCTACGGGAGTGCCGCAAGGAGTATAAAAAGGCTGGGCTAGAGTTTAAATACATACACGTAATGGAGATAGGCAAGAAAGGCGCAAGGCATCATCATTTAGTCATAAACCAGATAGACACAAAGATATTGCAGCAGTGCTGGTACAAGGCGTATGAGGGGCATAACAGAGTAAAAGTGTTTCCTTTGGACGACAGCGGGAACTATGCGGAGCTGGCAGCGTATTTGATTAAATACACGGATACGCACAGAAAAGCAGAGGACGGGGCGCTACAAGGCAAGCGCTGGAATTGCAGCAGGAATTTAGTAAGACCAGAGCCAGAGATACGGATAATTTCAAGCCGTGAATGGTTTAAGGCAGAGGCAAGACCGATTAAGGGCTACTACGTAGACAAGGACAGCGTAAGCAAGGGAGTACATAGCCCAGAGTATTACGGATATGGGTATTTCAGATACACGCTTGTAAAAATGGAGAAAGAGGGGGGATAAGATGCAGGCAGTAAAGGTTATAGGGATTGCGGCAGCAGTCATAGGGGCAGGGCTTTTGAGTGCAGGACTGGCGGCAGCAGGCGCACTGGCAGTAGCCATACAGCACGCCAGCGAGGATATGAGGAACTGGGAGCGCTGGAACGATAACGACGACAGAGGGGTATAAGGGAATGAGGCAGAGGCTTAAGTATTGGCTATTCCAGAGAGGCAAGAACTGTAAGCACTGCTGTCTATGGTGTGAGTATTTCAGCATATGCAGCGGACAGATAGAGCAGGAGCGGCAGACATATAAAGCGAGGCTGCCAGACGGCAGAGGAATAGCCATAAAAACAGTGCCAGAAAGAGAGCGGCAGATACAGCGCCGCATACTGAAAAAATATGCACGGAAAGGAGAGAGCGGGAGAATGAGAAACTTTAGACTGGACGACGAAAGCGGGCATCAAGAGGCGCTATTTAGCTGGGCTGCATATCAGCTGGGACGTATGCCAGAGTTAGAGTATCTGCATCATGTACCAAACGGCGGCAAAAGGGACAAGGCGACAGCTACGGCGCTTAAGAGGCAGGGCGTTAAAGCGGGAGTGCCAGACGTTGTGCTGCCAGCAGTACGGGCAGGATACCACGGACTATACATAGAGCTTAAGGCTGGAAAGAATACCACAACGGACAATCAGAAACGCTGGTTAGAGTATCTGCGGCAGCAGGGATATTATACGGCAGTGTGCTATAGCTGGCAGCTGGCAGCAGAACTGATAGAGCGGTATTTACTGCGCCCAGAAGAGCTTACACAAGAGCAGAAAACAATTACAATGCGCTAGAGGCGGCGCAGAAAGAGAGGCAAAGAATGAAAACAATAAGCATTTTGAACTTAAAGGGCGGTGTAGCCAAGACCTTTACAGCGGCAAACATGGCGTATGAGCTTTACCGCAGGGGCTATAAAGTCCTGCTGCTGGATAATGACAAGCAGGGTAACTTAAGCAAGGCATACGGCAGATACGACGCAGAGAGCGTAGCGCCGATAACAAAGCTGCTTAGCGGGGAATGGTTAAACCCAGAGGAAATAATACAGCATACGGAGTATGAGGGCATAGACATTATCACGGCGAATATGTCACTTTTCGGCGCTACATGGAATTTAACCAAAGAGGAAAACGAGAACCAGACGGAGCGGTATAGCGCCTGCAAGTTATGGCACTATGATTACTGCATCATAGATAACCCGCCAGACATAGGGCTTAACGTGATAAATGCGCTGGCAATAACGGACGAGGTTATAGTACCCGTAAAGCTGGATAATTACGCTTTAGAGGGGCTAGACATTGTGGCAGAGCAGATAGAGGACGTAAAAAAGTATAACCAAGCAATTAAGCTGGCGGGCGTTCTGATTACGTCATACCAGAACACGGACGGGGAGAGCGCAGGTGTGGAATGGTTACAAGAGCAGGGAGTATATAACATTCTGGGGATTGTAAGGTATTCCAAGAAAGTAGCGGAAAGCTCTTTTCTGCAAAAGCCTATTTATGAGTACAGCCCGTGCTGCGGGGCGGCGCAGGGGTACAAGAAATTTGTAACGGCATATACAGGGAAAGCGAGGTAAGGGAAATGAAAAAGAAAATAATTTCAGTGGCAGCAGTTTTGGTAATGTGCATTATTCTTGCAGGCTGCACAGAGGCAGACAAAGTATCAGAAAACGTATCACAAGAGGCAGATAATTTTAATGTGTTACGTAGATTTGCGGTAATAAATACAAGGACAGATAAAGTAGAATTTGAACTTATAGGGGCTTTTTCTCTGGACGCAAGTAACAGCAACAAAATAAGTGTAATTGTAGAAAAAGAGGACGGCACATATTTTAAGCATATTATAGGGCTTAACGAAGATGTATTTTACGTAGTGGAAGATTTAGGCGGTGCAGCGGTAAACAAATACAAGTACGAGGTAAATTACATACCAGAAAGTATAGTACCATTCACGATAACAGAAAAAGAATAGATACGGCATAGAAAGCGAGGTAAAGAATATGGCAAAGTTTGGCATAAATGACATTTTGAACGCAAAGACAAAGGCAGCGGGAGCGCCCACGGCGGCAGAGGGATACAAAGAGATTTATTTAAGCCCGTATGAGGTAAAGGCAGCGCCAGAGAACACGCACCAGAACTTAGAGAACATAGAGGAACTGGCAGACAGCTTTTTACACGTAGGACAAGAGCAGCCCACGGTATTAGCGAGGATAAAGGGCGAATATTTCATAATCGACGGACACAGACGCAACGCTGCTAATATTCTGAATTTGGAGCGGGGACACAAGGAGTATGAAAAAGTCCTCTACCGCTATATGGATATGAGCGAGGCTATGTATGAGCTGCGGCTACTGGCTGGCAACGGATACACGCAGCCGCTTACGGCATATGAGAAAACCAGGTTAGTAGAGCGCACCAAAGCGGCGCTGATGCGGGCAAAGGAAGAGGACGGGCTAGAGATACAAGGCAAAATGCGGGATTTGATAGCCGCTATGCTGAATGAGAGCAGCACCAACGTAGCCAGAATGGAGAGCATAAACAATAACGCCACGCCAGAGGTAAAAGAGCAGCTTAAGAGCGGCAATATGGGTATCACTGCTGCTTATGAGGCTGCAAAGCTGCCGCCAGAAGAGCAGAAAGCCATTGCTGATAAAGTGGCAGCAGGCGAGGACATAAGGGCAAAGGAGATAGCCGCAAAGGTGGCAGAGAAAAAGGCGGGCGACGATTACGAAACGCCACACCCAGAAAGCATAACTTCTTTGTGCTATTCCTGCCAGAGATATAAGGACTGCAACGTAAAAACTGGGACTTGCGAGAAGTGCGACCAGTACATAAACAAGGCAGAGGCAGAAAAGACCGACGAACAGCGGTATAACGAAGAGCAGGACAGAATAGACAAGCAGACCAGAAAGAAATTGCAGCAGCAGGCAGACAAGGAAAAAATGGAAAATCTGCCAAGTGACAGAAAAACAGAGGATAAAGTACATGAGATAAAAATAGCAGCGTCTTACTATGACGACGTTACAAGCGGCAGGAAACGCTTTGAACTGCGGAAAAATGACAGAGGCTATAAAGTGGGCGACAGCCTTAAAATGCTGGAATTTGACGAGGGAAAGCACACGGGGCGCATAATTGATGCAGATATTATTTATATGCTGGAAGATTATGCAGGGCTGGAAGAGGGCTATTGTATTCTGGGAATTGATGTGAAAGCGTTTAGCGGAATGGTGTCCGAAACGGACACGGGGGCAGAGCAGATAGCGGGACAAATGAGCATTGAGGATTACCAGAAAGGCGGGCAGGCAGGAAATGAACAGACGGCAGCGGAAAAAGAAGAGTAAGCAGCAGGAAATAACAATTTTCATAGGCTGCGAAAGGGTAGCCAAAGTAGGGGACTACCGAAAAATGAAAGAAAGCATAGAGTACCAGCTTAGAGCGGGCAGCGTAGTTTTGCTGCCTGCCTATCTGCACGTTGAGGCAATTATACAGCAGCGGGGCAGCAGGCGTATTGAGATTAAGCAGGAAAGCGAGGTAAAACGGCATGAAGTATAGGCAGTGGAAAAAGAATTATAAAAAATTGCATGGAGTAAACCCGCCTTTAGAACTGGATAAGCGCAAGCAACGCAGACTTGCGAAAAAGGCAGTTAAGACTATAAGACTTGTGGACTTTACGGCAGCAGCCACAAGAGCGGCAGAGGCACTTACAAACGCTTTTGCATCTGTAATGCGGGGGCTGGGCGGTGCTTTTGATACGGCGGGGACGGTATGCAGGAATGTTGCGGATAATGTGCAGCCGATAGAGATTAGAGGGCGTGTATTTAGCTGGCAAGTAAGGGAATACGGCAACAGTCTTTATGCTGTATATGAGATAAACGCACTGGGCGGCGCTGACGAGCTTAGAGCCGTTACATATAGCCAAAAGGCAGCAGAAAAGATAGCGGAGATATTAGAGAGCGACCACTTAGAACATATAAGGCAGACAAGCCCAGATAGGATACAGCGCAGGAATGATGCGGCAGACAGCCTGCGGGCAGCGGTCATTACGGCATATGAAAGCGGGGCGTTTGGAAAATGATAAAATTTATGGACGAGATTGTAGAGGCGGTAGAGCAGTTTGTAGAGGGAGTAGGCGAAAATGCGCTTATCATACTGGGGGTACTGGCAAAGATAGTGATTTTAATAACTACGCCAGCATGGATAGTGCCATACAAAGCGATAAGGCGGGCGCTGGAATGGCGGGCAAATTACAGCTACGCAAAAGAGGTGGCTAAAATGGGAGAATATGCAATAGCGGGATTTAAGGCAGGGCTTGAAAGTGTGGAAAAGCCAAAATGTGAAAGCCCAGACTGCGACAGCTGCCCGTTTCCACCGTGCCAGAAAGGAGAGGGCGGGCATGACTAATATTTTATTGATTATTGCAATTTTGCTGCTGGTGGATATTTACGGGCAGCTTAAGAAAATGAATGAAAGGCAGGACAAAGAAAATGCAGGAAATAACGATTGAAGTAACGCCAGAAGTAGAGCAGCTGATACAGAAAGCAGCAAAGGCAGCAGTAGCCGAGTATAAGCGGCAGGAAGAAAAAGAGCGCAAGCGTGATAAGTACCACAATACTTTTACGCTTATGAAATGCTACCGTGATGCCGCTTTCCATATCGAGAACGCCATAAGCGACGGCGAGCAGTTAGAGCTTAAGGGAATGACCGACGAGCAGCAGAGGACGTACTTAGAGAGCGTGAGGCGCAGCCGCTTTAAAACTCTGATTATGACAGCGCACATAGACAAGGCGGTAGAAGAGATAGAGCATAGGCGCAGAATGGCTGGCAGGGAAATAGAGTATAACGCTTTTGAGCTGTACTTTATGCAGGGCTGGGACTATGAGGCAATAGCAGAGAAACTGGGGACGGGGAAGAACACGCCGAGGCGCTGGGTAACTGGCATAATCAATGAGTTGTCGGTACTGTTATGGGGCATAGACGAGGATAAGCTAAAATAGCAGGCTGGCAGCAGGCGTGGTAATACCGTGGTAAAAACGTGGTGTTTACATGGGAATTTGAAAGCTGTATAATGGTAACATGAAAAGAGTAGGCGATAGCTTAAACCGCAGCAGGCGGCAGCAGTAGCCTACTCTTTTTTGTTTTCATTCTTTAGCCTCTACCCAGTGCATGAAACTTAGGGCGCTGGGAATACAAAGAGAAAGGAGCGGGGAAAGTATGAAAGCATGGGCTAAGAGTTTCTATCTATCGGCGGCATGGGAGAATACCAGAGCCGCTTACTTAATGTCACAAGATTATATATGCGAGCGCTGCGGCGAGCCTGCAAAGGTGGCGCACCACAAGTGCTACATAACCAGAGCGAACATTAACGACGCAAACATAACGCTTAACTGGGATAACCTAGAGGCGCTGTGCCAAGACTGCCACAACAAAGAGCATCATAAGCGCACGCCGCAACTGCGGTACGGTTTTGATGCAGACGGGCGCATAGTCCCCCCTATTCAGAAAAATAATTAAAGGGGGAAGATACCGAGGGGGATACCCTAAAATTACCCTACGGGCGTGCGCATACGTGGTGTAGGGGGTGTGGTGGGGCGCAGGAGAGGAAAGCGGGGTAAAAGGAATGGCGACAAAGACGGAAAAGACGAAAGAACAGCGCATTAAGTCCGAGAAGAGCAGGCTTAAGAAGATTTTCAAGGACTTAGACGAAAACAAGAAAAACTTAGTAACGCCGCTGATAGAAAAGGCTGCATTTATGAGCGTGGAGCTGGACGACTTGCAGGAAATCATAGAGCAGGACGGATGGACGAGCGAGTACAAGAACGGCGAGAACCAGTACGGGACAAAGAAAAGCCCAGAGGCAGACACGTACATAGCATTAAGCAAGAATTATGCAGCAGTCATTAAGCAGCTGACCGATTTAGTACCAGCTGCGAAACGGAAGAAAAGCAGGCTAGAGGCGCTGCGGGAAGAATAGGCGAAAGTGCCGTATAAAAACTATATCTATGAGTACCACGCTAAGATTACAAGCGGCGAAATTGTAGCGGGAAAGTGGATAAAGGAAATATATAAAATCATTGTAGGCGGGCTGGAAAAGCAGGAATATTTTTTCAATGCAAAGGCGGCAAACAAGGCTATAAAATTCATAGAGAATTTTTGCCACCACAGCAAGGGGCGCAATGATTTAATCAAGTTGGAGCTATGGCAGAAAGCCATAGTTTCTGTAATTTTTGGCATACAAGACGCAGAAAAAACACGTATTTTCCGTGAGATTTTTATAGTAATCGGCAGGAAAAACGGAAAAAGTTTGTTTGCATCTGCGATTATTGCATACATGGTATACCTAGAGCCAGAGTACGGGCAGGAAATCTATTGCTTAGCGCCAAAGTTAGACCAAGCGACGCTGGTATATGACGGATTTTATAAAATGGTGCAGGCAGAGGACGAGCTAAACGAGCTGGCGAAAAAGCGGCGCAGCGATATTTACTACGAGGAAACAAACAGCTTTGTAAAGCCTATCGCATTTAACGCCAAGAAGTCTGACGGATTTAACCCGCAGCTGGTGGTATGTGACGAAATGGCGGCATGGAGCGGCGACGCAGGGCTAAAGCAGTATGAGGTTATGAAGTCTGCTTTAGGCGCACGCCGCCAGCCTATGATTTTGTCTATCAGTACCGCAGGCTACATAAACGACAGCATATATGACGAGCTGATGAAACGCAGCACCAGCTTTTTAAAGGGCAACAGCAAGGAAAGGCGGCTTTTGCCGTTCCTTTACATGATAGACGACGTGGAAAAGTGGAACGATATAGAAGAGCTTAAGAAAGCTAACCCAAACATGGGCGTATCTGTACAAGAGAGCTTTTTCACGGACGAGATAGCAGTAGCAGAAAACAGCTTAAGCAAGCGGGCAGAATTTTTAACAAAATACTGCAATATCAAGCAGAACAGCTCTATAGCGTGGCTGGAATATGCGACGGTGGACGGCGCAGGCATTGAAAAGACCTTAGAGGACTTTAAGGACTGCTACGCCGTGGGTGGCATAGACTTAAGCCAGACAACAGACTTGACCGCAGCCAGCGTGGTAATTGAAAAGGACGGCGTACTTTATGCGTTCACGCAATTCTTTATGCCACGGGGAAAGCTGGAAACCTTGCAGGCTACGGACGGCGTGCCGTATGACATTTTTGTCAAAAAGGGGCTGATAACCTTAAGCGGCGAGAACTACGTAGACTACCACGACGTATACGCATGGTTTACGGGGCTGGTAGAAAATTACGGTATTTATATACTCAAAATAGGGTATGACCGATACATGGCAAAATATCTGATTGAGGAATTGAAAGACTACGGTTTCCAGACAGACGACGTGCATCAAGGGGAAAACTTAACGCCAGTCATACGGGAGTTTGAGGGTATCATAAAGGACGGAAATTTCAAGATTGTAGACAACAATTTACTAAAGACACATTTCTTGAATGTTGCGCTTAAGCACAACATGGAAACAAGGAAATTCAGACCGATAAAGATAGAGCAGCGGGCGCATATCGACGGCTTTGTATCCGTCATAGACGCTATGACGGTACGGCAGAAATACTGGGAAGAGTGCGGCGAGCTGCTTAAAAACGCCGCATAGAAAGGAGAGTGGACGGTATCAAATTCTTAGACTATCTTTTTCATGGTAAAGAGCTGCGTTATATCGACAGCTATTTTAAGATGCTGAACGGGTACAGCCCGACGTTTACCAGCTACAGCGGCGGCGTGTATGAAATGGACTTGACCAGAACGGCAGTAAACAGCTTTGCCACGCATTGTAGCAAACTAAAGCCAGAGATAGAGGGCAGCGCACTAAAGCGGCTGGAAAAGACGCTACAGCAAAAGCCCAATTATTTCATGGATACGACAAAATTCATTAAGCGGGTGGCGACCTATGTAGCGGTGGAACACACCGCTTTTATTGTGCCGGTAGAGGACAGATACGGGACGCTGTGCGGCTGGTATCCGCTGCGTGCGCAGCGCTGCGAGGTAGTAGAGGCGGCAGGAAAAGTGTACTTACGGTATCTTTTTGGGAACGGGGAACACGGCGCTATTGAGTTTGAGCGTGTGGGGATTATGACGGACTTTGAATATAAAGACGACCTTTTCGGAGAGGATAACCGCACGCTAAAGCCGACAATGCAGCTGATACATACGCAGAATGAGGGAATTATAAACGCCGTCAAAAATTCCGCAAATATCCGTTTTCTGGCAAAGGTGGCAAATATGCTGAAACCAGAGGACATAAAGAAAGAGCGGCAGAGGTTTACCGAGGAAAACTTAAGCGCAAAGAATGACAGCGGCATGATTATTTATGACAACAAATTCAGCGAGCTTAAGCAGGTGGAAAGCAAGCCGTACACGCCAAACGCCTTGCAGATGCAGAACATACAAGAGAATGTATGCACGCACTTTGGTACAAACATGGATATCCTGCAAAACAAGTTCAATGAGGAAACGTGGAACGCCTACTATGAGGGGAAGATAGAGCCGTTTGCAATCCAGCTATCGCTTGTAATGTCAAACATGAGCTTTACGGAGCGTGAGAGGGCGTGCGGTAATGCTATCATGTTTTCTGCTAACCGCCTGCAATATGCCAGCAACGCAACAAAGCTGCAAGTAAGCACGCAGCTTTTTGACCGTGCGCTGCTTAACCGCAACGGCGTAATGGATATATGGAACATGGCGCACGTTGAGGACGGCGAAAAGTATTATATCCGCAAGGAATACACAGAGGTAAGCGAGCTGAAGAACAGCACGGAAAAGCCGCAGATAATCATACAGCAAGTACCGCAGGCAGGGCAGCAGGCAGCAGAGCCAGCAAAGGACACACAGCAGCAGGAAACGCCGCCAGAGCCGCCGCAGGACGGCAGCGGGCAGAAAGAGGGTGTAAAAGATGCCGATTAAGAAAGAACGGGAATATAGGGCGCTGGCTGCGCCGCTGACCGCACAAGCCGCCACAAAGAGGATACAGACGGATTTTTACGTAGAGGGCTACGCTACTACGTTTGATGCGCCGTATCTGCTGTATGAGTTTGAGGACGGCACAAAGATTTACGAAAGAATAGACGCACACGCACTGGACGGCGCAGACATGAGCGACGTTATCATGCAGTACGACCATGCAGGCAGGGTATTTGCCCGCCAGTCAAATAAAACGCTTATCTTAGTCCCAGACCATAAGGGGCTTTTAGTCGCTGCCGATTTAGGCAGGACAGATTTAGCCCGTGGGCTTTACCAAGACATAGAGGCAGGCATGATAAATAAAATGTCATGGGGCTTTACGGTGGCAGAGGAAAAATACGACAGACAGACGCACACAAGGACTATCTTAAGAATTAAAAAGGTTTATGACGTATCCGCAGTGAGCATACCAGCAAACAGCGGTACGGAAATAAGCGCCCGTGCTTTTGCTGATAGGAGTTATGAGCAGGAGCGGCAGGAGTTGCTACAGAGGCGTATAAACTTACTAAAGATTAGGACGAGCTTATAAAAAATCAAAAACAGAAAAGGAGAATTGACAATGCATCCAAGATTGAAAGAAATTGAAACCAGATTAGCCCAGATTAGAGGGGAATTAACCACAAGGGCGGCAGAACTGAAAGACGAGGAAATAGCGGCGCTGGAAAGTGAGGTAACGGCTTTGCAGGAAGAGCGGGCGGCGATTATTGCGGCAGCTGAACGGCGCACCAGCTTACTTGCCAGAATTGCGGCAGGCGAAACCGTAGGCGACGAGGCAGGCGACGGGAACGGCGCAGCGCCTATGGTGCTTAGGAACTTTGCAGGGGCAGCAGGCGAGGGGCAGGACGACGGCGACAAGTACGGCAGCATGGAATACCGCAAGGCATTTATGCAGTATGTGTGCAGGGGCGAGGCGCTGCCGAAAGAGTACAGAGCCGACGCAGTAAGCAAGACCACAGACGTAGGGGCGG